TGGCAAATGATGGGTATGGTCCAGACTACGTTTCCAATACCTCTATGAATACAACAAGAAAATCCGGAGGGGGATACTAATGGCAAAAAAGAGATTATACCAAATAGCAAAGGAGTGTGAGATTCCTTTTGAAGAAGCAATGGACTTAGCGTTTAAACATCTAGAAGAAGATATGATTACAGGAGCAAGACATTTGACGTGGATTAATGAGAAGGGGCAGGAGATATTAGACGATGTCATACCTATGCCGAATGTAGCTACCGAAGAAGAGGAAGAACCAAACAGATTAATATATAGGGGCAAGGTCTTGAGAGAATGTCCAAACCCTATGTATGTTGCCGTTCATCACCGAGAACGTTTCTGCAAAGTCAATGTAAAGATCACTAGAAGGATGCAGGGTCAGTTGATCGGAAAGATGATTTATTTCGAAGAACGTAATGAAAATAATATAAAAAGCTATCATTGGATTAAAAAGATTTGATAGATATGATAAACTAATACATACCAATGTTAAGCGATACAACTTCCGACGAACTAACTTACGTAGGCAAAGAACCAAGTGTTCAGGCTTTGCGTCAAGCATACAATCAAACGATCAACGAGCTTGAGTCTTACTTTGACTTATGTCGTTGTAGCTATGACGATAGACGAAACTGGTGGCCTGGTAAGAGCCGTGACCTAAGAAAACATGGTTCTGACGCTTTCCCGTGGGAAGGTGCAGCCGATATGGAGTCCCATGTTATTGATGAGCGTGTTACTAAGCTAGTGTCGTTGTTTGTATCCTCAATGAAGAGGGCTAATGTAAGGGCTTACCCAGTAGAAGTAGGAGATATTTCCCGCTCTAAGGTAGTCTCCAACTTCCTTAAATGGATGGTATCTAGTGGCTATATTCCTCGCTTTGTAGAGGAAATGGAGCTAGGAGCCAACTATATGCTAGAGCGTGGTCTACTGATTACCTACATTGGATGGCACAGGGAAGACAGACGCTTCCTACAGAAGCTAGACATAAATCAGATTGCTCAGATGTCTCCAGAGGTTGCTACAGCTATCCTAGAAGGAGAAGATGACGATCAAATCATAGAGCTAGTTAAACAAACTTTTGAAGGTGTAACTAATAAGAAAGCTAAGATAGCACTCAAAGAAATACGTAAGAACGGAGTTGCAGAACTCCCAGTAGTGCGTCGCCAAATTGATGTCCCAGATGTCAAGACACTAGCACCCGATGGAGACTTTATGTTTCCAGCTTATGTTACAGATCCTCAACGCGCACCATACTGCTTCTGGCGTACATACTACACTGCCCAAGAACTAGAGAACAAGGTTGTTACTGATGGATGGGACGAAGACTTTGTTGACTACATGATAGAACACTATCGAGGAGTAAACATTGATTCTATTGAAAGAGAACAAGAGGGTCGTCGTTCTACAAGTCTTACAGATTCTGCGTACGAAGCTGATGAACTAATTGAGATTGTTCATTCCTATCAACGATTAGTTGATCCAGAAGATGGATCAGAGGGCATCTACGAAACCATCATGCATAAAGACTTTGATGGTAACGAGGGACTAGGCATTCCAAGTTATGCTAGGTTTAGTTTAATGAATGGCTACGAAGACTACCCAGTGGTAGTTACAAAGCTCTCAGAGGACAGCAAACGTCTGTATGATACGCAGACTATCCCTGACGTGCTACGTGGCATTCAACAGCAAATAAAGGTAGAGCGTGACTCTCGCATTGATCGTAACAGTCTAGCTACTCTTCCTCCTATCATGCACCCAGTGGGTAATGCACCCAAGGACTGGGGACCAGGTAGGTACATACCATACCGACGCAAGGGTGAGTTTGAGTTTGGTCCTATTCCAAGCTTTAATCAAGGTTCGTTAGAAATGGAACAAACCATGGAAAGACAAGCTGATGCAATGGTAGGTCTAGATTTCCAAGACCCAATGAGCCAGATGCGTAGGCAGTTCTTGGTAGACAAGTTTTTATCTCACTGTGCTAGTGTTCTAAAGCTAGCTTATCGCTGCTTCCAAAGATTTGGACCAGACAGTATATTCTTCCGAGTCACTGGTAGTCCAGATGCTCAGATGTTTGACAAGGGTGACCCTAACGAAAACTTTGACATCTTAATTACTTACGATGTTCTTAATTCTGATCCAGATGCTCAAGAGAAAAAACTAAATCAATTAGTATCTCTTACTCAGCTAGACAGGAACGGAAGAATTAGCATTGATAAGTTGCTTGAGGTTGCTGCTAGTAGTATTGATCCTATGCTTGCCGACGCTGTTCTACAGCCATCACAGGAAGCCCAAGAGCAGATTGTGAAACAAGTTACAGATGACTTGACAAAGATCTTCGCAGGCATTGAAATGCCGGCTCGTCCAAATGGTGGGCAAGTTGCTATGCAAGTTATACAGCAATACGCTTCTCAACCAGATGTGATGCAAAGAATAGAACAAGATGAATCATTCCGCGCTAGAATGGAAAAATATCAAGGGCAGTATGTCTTTGCTATGCAACAAATGCAGAATGCTCAGATTGGTAGAATTGGCACAGACCCCGCTCAAATGGGTGAAGTCAGTACTCAGAATATGTAGTTTCTGTTTTCTATTCTTAAATTATAACGCAATGGCAGATAATAAAACACCCACAGAGTTAGCTAACCGTAGAGTTCAAGAGCAGCGTGCTGAGAACTACTTCAATATGCTAAAGTTAAACGAGGGTAATAAACCAAAAGTCTACGAAGATAGTAAGGGCAATCGCACAATAGGCGTTGGCTTTAATCTTGAGGACGAAGGTAATCGCAAGTTCCTAAAGCAAGAGGGTATTGATATTAATGAGTTGTTCCAAGGACGGGAGCTTTCTGATAAAGAAACAAAGACTCTTTATAATCACAGCTTGAGGCAAGCATTTGCTGATGCACAGAAGTTTGACCCTAATCTAGCAAAGCGTCCTGAAGCAGCTAGAATGGCAATAGTTGACATGGCGTTCAACCTTGGTTTAACTAGGCTTAACAAATTTAAAAAGATGAAGGCTGGCTTAATGAACAATGATTACCAAACAGCTGCCGACGAAATGGTTGATAGCAACTGGTACAAACAGGTTAAGTCTCGTGGACCTAGAATGGTCAACGTAATGCGTTCTGCATCTAGATAATTTATGGAAGAAGATATTAAGACCCTTGCTAACTACGAGGCTTTTGCTCGTTTTATTTATTCTATTGAAATGGCACGTGAAGAAGTTATTGCTGATATGGCAAACTCTTCGACGGAAGGAATACAGCAACTTAGTGGCCGTATCCTAGCCTATGATGACATCCTAAAAATGGTAAACTGGGACGCACTACGTGAGCGTCATAGCCAGCAACTTGCATAGGGTGTTACAATGAATCTATCGCAATCATCCAGCGTATAAGGATGGACAAAATTATGACAGAAGATCACTCAAGCGACATCGCCGAGTCGTTAGAAACACCGGTGGCAACAAACATATCAGTGACCGAGCTTGCCGCTCGCCGCTTAGGTGCAAGCCAAGCAACCCAGTCAGCAGAAGAGGTGGAAGAAACCGAAGAAGTTGAGGAAGAAGCAGAAGTTGCATCAGATGAATTAGAAGAAACAGAGGAAGTTGAAGAGGAATCAGACGAGAGTTCTGAGACTGAAGCAGAGTCTGAAGAATCTTCTGAAGACGTTCTTTCACAGATTGACCTCGATGAAATGTCGGAGGATGACCTACGCGATCTTGGTAAGAGACTTGGAAGCAAGGCTGTTGAACGGTTTGGGAAACTAACCGCACAACGTAAGGCTGCTGAAGAGGAATTACAAAAGTTACGAGCAAGCATAAACGCCGAGTCTAATGATCCACTTAAAGGAACTCAGAAAGTAAAGAATAACCCCTATGGTAACATTGATACCTTAGAAGGCATTCAAGAAAAAGCTGACGAAGTAAATGGTATTGTTGAATGGGCTGAAGATGTATTGTTCAACGCAGATGGCTATGGTCCCGAAGATGTAGTAACTGAAGTTGAAGGTAAGGAATTAACCAAGGCTGATATACGCAAGAGCTTGCTCAATGCGCGTAAGAGTCGTGATAAGTTCCTTCCTGCACAGCTAAAGACAATCCAATCCAAGCAACATGGACAGCAACTCAAAGGTGCTTTTGAACAAAAGGCACAAGAGGAATTGTCCTGGATGAAGGGTGAGGATAATGATACACGTAAGCAATACGAGGCTATGATAAATGATCCGCGATTTGCAGAACTAGAAAGTTCCTTAGAACCAGATATATCTGCACAGTTGCCATATATTATTGCTCATGCTGCTAACAGTATCTATGGTCGTAAGCCAGTTGTAGAAACTAAACAATCTGCTAGATTAAATCCACCTAAGCAACCAACTGGTGCAGGTGCTCAATCAGAACGGAAGGTAAGTTCCAAGGTCAAGAAAGTAAACGAATATAAAAACCAATTCAGTAAAACAGGCAGCAAGAGTGATTTTGTAACTCTCAGAACCCTACAACTACAAAACCGATAAATTAATATACAATGTCATTTACAAATACATTTGATACTACAAATACTGGATCGGCTGTTTCTAATCGTGAGGACCTGACTGATGTTTTGACCATCCTCGCTCCCGAAGAAACTCCAATCCTTTCGTCTGCTGACAAGAAGAAAGCCTCCTCAACATTCGTTGAGTGGACTGTCGATAGTCTTGCAGCTCCTAGCACTGCTGGTATATCCGAAGGTGCTGATGTCACAGCTTTCACTGACCAGTTCGCTGGCCGTGCAAAGCTTGGTAACCGCGTTCAAAAATTCCGCCGTGACTACATGGTATCCGACATGCAAGAAGCTGTCGATTCCGTTGGTCCGGCTAAGATTGCTCAAGCTGAAGCTAAAGCTATCCGTGAACTAAAACGCGACGTTGAAGCAACTATCTCTGGAACTCAAGATTCTGCCGTAGAAAACGGTGCTGGCACAGCTAACGCACTTCGTGGACTTGGTAAATGGCTAGCTAGTGGAAAAGCTGGCGATATCGCTGTTGCCTCTGATGTTCCTGCTGCATTCGCAACTCCAGATGACTCTGTAGAGGTTGATGCTGCTAACTTCACTGAGACTGAACTTAATACATTAATTAGTTCAATCTTCCGTGTAACAGGCTCTACAAGCAGCCTTAGTTTGATTGCTGACACTTCTCTGCGCAGCATTATAGCTGACTTTGCTCGTACAACTGCTTCTGCTACAGATAATGTTCGTACAGTAAACTATGATGGCAACAGTGGTTCCATCAAGCTATCTGTTGATCTCTATGAGTCAGATCATGGTGTTGTTTCAATCGTGAACATGAATCCTGATTGCTCACCTGATACTACTAATAAAAATTCTGGCTACCTTGTTAATCCAGAATATTATGGTATTCACGAACTTATCCCAATGGGAAGCACTCGTCTTCCTAATCTTGGTGGTGGTGAACGTGGTTTCGTTGACTGTGCATTAACCCTTGGCGTGTACCACCCAGGTGCTCACGGTAAGATCATTCACTAATTAACTAAGGAGATATAATACTATGCCACAATTAACAGTAAACGAAGCCGGTAATTCTACATTTACCGATTCAATAACAATCAAGTCAGGCGATTTTGCCGCCGCTGTTATCGGAACAAAAGCCGATGATGCAACCCACACAATTGACTACGACATCCCTCAGGGTGCAGTAGTACAAAAGGTTGCTTACAAGCTCAATGAAGCTTTTGACGACAGCGGAAGCGGAATTAGTCTTACACTAACAGTTGGTGATGATGACACAGCAGCTGGTTACATAGGTGCATCACAGCTCCACCTTGATGGAACTGAAGTTACTTATGCTTACAATGATGGTTCTTACTTCACCGCAGGTGGAGATGCCAACACAGTAAATGGTAAACTATACACAGCAGCCGGAAAAGAGTTTAAATTGCTCTTTACTCCTGGTGCTGGAGGTGCTTACTCATTAAACGAACTTAACGCAGGAAGCGTCACCGTTTTCTTCGAAATAGCTCGTCTCTAATTAAATACTGGTTGGGGGGCGCAAGCCCCCCGCCTTTTTAATATGGATATAATTATACCTAATTTTAAGCGGTACTCCGATGGTGAGATTGATCGTGCTTTTATGAAGGAAATCAAAACTGGCTTTAAGCTAGAGAGAGAGACTGAACATAAAAGAGTACAACAAGCCAAAAAGGAAGCACAGGAACTCAAGGGGAAGACCCACCCTACTCTGGGTAAGCCTGTTGCTACAATACCTGCAAGAGAGTTTTTTAGACTCACAAAGAAGTACGGTCACGAGACTGTGCATTCAAAAGAATTTTTAAAGTACTACAACAAGAAGTTTCCTGAACTAAGCCCTAATAAAATATAATGCAGACTAGAACCTACGGTGAGTTATTTAAATTAATTAGGTCCTTAGCTGGGGTTGGTTCTTTTTCTACATCTGAGTTAGATGATATAGCAAACCTTATAAACAGGAGGTTTCTACAGATATTCAACGAGAGTCCTATATGGCCTCGTTACTTTGTCCCTTCGGAGAAGCGTGACATCTTGGCTCTTACACTATCTGGAGCCACAGCAAGCACAAGCGTTAACGTAAATCAAAACTACAAGCTACTGGGTTCTAATGATGGTAACGTAGGTAAAGTGGGTACCAATGTTTACCAAGGTGCTGGCATAACGGCAACCGATGGAACAGTTAGTGCAACTGATACTATTATATACAAGAACTCAAGCGATGCTTGGGTAGTAGAAACAGGAGCTTCAGCTGCCGTTCAATCAGATGGTGCATACCGAGTAACAGCTGGCACACCTCAGTTTACAGAAGCAGATACTAATAAAAAAGACAATATTACAGAAGTAGAAACCTTTACTGGTCGTGATAGTTCTACTGACTCTTTGCTAGTAGAAGGAAAAAACCTTGTACCCTTTGCGCAAACTGGTAAGACAACCATTGGTTCATTTAATCGTGTTTTCAGGAAGCAACCATTCCTAAATCAATCAGCAACTGAGTATGAGTTTTTTCTTGATGTAACAGGAGCTAATATACTAAACATTGTTTCTACTACAGATAATGCAGCATTTGTTTCCTATAAGAAGGAGTTTACTCCGTTTGATGTTACCTCTGGATATTCGGATAGCACAGTAGAAGTACCAAATGAGTTCTTTCCATATCTAGCTCACGCAACCTACGCTGACTTCCTACGTATGGATGGTCAGACCGACAAGGCATTTGCAGAAGAAGAACGAGCAAACCTAGCAATGGCTCTGGAGCTTGAAAAGGTTGATATAATATCTAATAACAACACCGTAAATAAGCGGTTCTCCACTTACGTCAATCGGCAGTCCCGATAATAACTATACTCACGTGATACAATAAATAATTATGGCAAAATCAAGAAATAACGCATTGGAGTTCAGCTCCGCTGGTTCAGTAATTCTCGGTGGCGGAAGCACCGCTACGGGCAACTTTGGGGCTATCCAGTTTCTCAGGGACACTACTATAGGCAGTACAGTTAACACTAACATTGATGAATCAAATTTAGATTTAGATGGTGCATTTGGTGCTGGAACTATTATTTACGGACATTTTACATCCGTAACATTAAGCGGTTCTACTGGCATGGTAGCTCTTCACAAGTTCTAGTATGCACATTAGCATAGACTCAGCCATAGGTCAGCAACGACGGCTGAACCAAGTAGGAGAGACTATTACTTCAATAGCTGCTCCTGCGGCTGCATATAGTCTTCGTAGTCTTACTGGTGGTGATCCTTTGGCAGTTCGTGTACGCAGGTCAAGTGATGATAGCGAGCAAGATTTTACTGTTTCTGAAATAAATGTTGGGAACTTAACATCTTTTGTTGGTTCTGGTAATAATGGTTTTGTTACAAAGTGGTATGACCAAAGTGGTAACAATAGACCATTGATTCAAACATCTGCTACTGAGCAACCTACAATAGTTGAAAGTGGTACATTTTTAAATGGTGTAAAATCAAACAAAGCTACTAGCAATAGCACTATGCAAAATCTACAAGTATCTACGGATGGCACTAATGCCAACTTTGGTACTGATGATTGGGCTTCTGGTGCTAGTTCTAAGTTGGGTCTAATTTATATTGGTACTATAGAACACGCACTTTTAGTTAGTCCAAGTAGCACTTCAGTAGTATGGGGTGGAGGACGAGGTGTTTCAGGCTATCAATCAGGAGGTCTTTCTTTGCAAGTAATAAAATCTGGGAATGATAGTTGGAGAATAACAAATGAAAGAGTTGGTTTAAGTCCACAACTAATGGCTAATGCTACTATTAATAATACAGATTCTGATATAGTATTCTATGGTATTGCTGATAATAGAGATTTTACTGTAAATGTAAATGGTTCTGGGGATACCGAAACAGAATCCGCTGATTTAGATACAAGAGAAAATGTGGCATTGTCTTTATTTGGTTCTTATGCGGCTAATGGCGACAGGTACTATCAAAGGTCTACTGGTGGAGTCTGTAAAGAATGTTACTTATACGCAGGAACTAGCATTACAAACATACCTACAATAGCTACAAAAATAAACGAACATTATTCAATTTATTCATAATGATATATTTAATATACGACACCGAAGAAGATGCTTATGCTCGTGCGGATGAAGAGGGCAAGAGACTAGGATATTCGTACTGGACTGAAGGTACAGGCACTCGTTGGTCAACACGACCAGACTCAACAGCAGAAGGCAAATATGCACTTAATGTTACTACCTATGATTTAAGCACAGAAGAAGAATCTTCTACAGTTGAATCCTATAACCCAGTAGAAGAATAATGGAAACTATGCTTAGAGGAACAGTAGGATCAACAGGGTTCTTTGCCTGTATGGGACTACAAACCATTAACAGTGCAGTAAGCCTAGTTGTTGGGGTAGCCACCCTAGTATTTCTAGGTCTTTCTATATCTAAACTAATTAAGGAACTCAAGTGACAACTGAACTCATAGCTATGCTAGGTGGAGGAGCTTCTGGCTTCTTGTTTAAGTTGATTGGTACAATGGTTACTGCTCAACAGAACAATGTCTCCAACCTACTAAAAAAGCAAAAAGCCTCCGATGATAGTGCTGATGCTGCGGCTAAACGCACAGGGGACGGTGGTGCGGTAGTAAGACGTATAATAGTAGTAACAGTTCTATTTGGTGTAATCATAGCCCCTTTCATCCTAGCTCACAGCGATGAGGGAGTGACAGTAGCTAATGAGTACAGCAAGTTCTTCGGCTTCGTAAAGGGTACAACGTACCAAACTTTGCACGGGTATGTTATACTACCAGAGATACGCCAAACAGTTCTAGCCATAGTAGGTTTCTACTTTGGTTCATCGTCAGTCAAATAATATGAAAAAATGTACTGTATGCAACAAGCCTAAGAGCATTTGCTCTTGGTGTTTACCGATTCAATGGATTACAAAAACGCTAAACAAAAACTCTCTGAACTCCGTGATAGCCTCGATGAGGTCTTGGGGAGTAAAAATGAGGGACTTAGCCGGGAAGATGCTGAGGAGGCTCTCAAGACGGCTAAAGATGGTGCTAGGCGGGCTAAGAAAACACTTCTAGGTAAGATTAAGGATTTACCTGTAGTAGATAAGATAGCGCAGCTTGGAACTGCAGGTACTGTTGCTGTAAGTACCGCAGCTGTAACTCAGACAAATATAGCAGTAGACGAAACAGAGGTATTTGTAGCAAGTGTAGCTAACGATGTAGTACACGAGAGACTTAGATTCCCTCCAGTAATCAATAACTTTGTAGATTTTAGTGCCTTGGACTCCTGGGGCAGAGAAGTAATGAAGGAGAAAGTAGCCGAGGTAAAGGCTGAAGCAGCCAAGGTAGAGGCAAAAGTAGCGCCCGTAGAAGCAAAGGAAACCAAGAAGGAATCACAAGCCACCGAGGAAACCAAGAGCCAAGAACCACAAGCCCAAGAAGAAAGTGCTGATAACACCGAGGAAGATGGAGGAAGTGCAGAGGAAACTAAACAAGATACAGAGGAGGTTGAGAGTGAAGAGGTAGAGAGTAAAGAGGTAGGGGAAGCCAAGGAGTCACAGGTGGAGGAGTCAGCAGAACCTGTGCCAGAGAAGAGTATTGAAGAAGTTGATGAGATAGATGAAATTAAGCCGCACTCGGACTTAGAAATTGAAGAGCCAGATCAGCCATCAATATTACCAGAGGACTCAAGGGTAGTCTCACCAGCGGGACCAAGACAGCTATGATAGAATATATATTAGATAATTACAAAGATAATTTATTAGGTATGTTATTTGCGTACATAGGTATATTTTCTATTGTGGTTATGTTTCTACCTAAAAATAATATAATATCTAGAGCCTTCAAGGAGTTCGCTTCAATATGCACATCTATCTTCAAAAAATAAAATTTTTATTAGCACCATTACTTTTTGCTTCTATAGCTTGGAGTGCAGTACAGTTAAACAGTGTAGTATACGATCTAGAGGTAGAAATCGATAATACGTACAGTGTACCTAACTTTAATCCAGAGGGAGGAGTAACGTACTACAACCCAATGGTATTTACTACTACTGTAGGTGGACAGTACATCTTTGAAAACTACGCAAGCGAACTAACAGGCGGAACTCAAGATACCTCTCTTTTGATATACGATAACTTGGAAGCTAACTTTATAATAGATGAACCCTTTATATTTAACGACGGTCCTAGCATAGGCTTCGGAGGAGGACAGATAAGTAACTTTGATCCGTACCAGAGGCACAGTGAGGCATTCAACGGAACTATAAGCCTATCCGCTAATACTACTTACGCTGCTGTATTCTCTTCCTTTACGCCAGATGCTATAGGAGTTATGCGGGTAAAACTAACAGCACCCTCACAAATTTACAGCACTGATCTAGTTGCTATACCAGAGCCCAGAGACACAGGCTTGTGGATTGCAATAATCGTAGGATTCTTTGTAGCATTCAGCTACTTCAAAATAAGAAGCGGTATATAACCGCATAACAAACAACAGAAAGATATATTATGCCAATGGGAAAAGGAACATACGGAAGTAAAATAGGTAGACCATCAAAAGCTGCTAAGGCTGGAGGAATGAAAAAGATGGCTAAAAAGAAAATGGCTAAGAAAAGAAAGTAATGCCATTTAGTAAATACAGTCCAAAACAAAAAAAACTAGCAAGAGTTGCTGCACCTCGTAACAAGATTACTGGTGCTGACCTCAAAAAACTAAGGAGCGGAAATGCACAGAAAAATACTCAGCGTCGCAAGAAAGCTTGAGCAGGCTTCTAAGGCTCACGCCGGGCAAGCTAAGTTACTCAAATCAATCGTAAAGAATGGCAAAAAAAGCAAAAAGCGGAGGTAAGATATGCCCCGAAGGTAAGGCTTGGGCTAGACGTACGTTCGATACATACCCTAGTGCATACGCTAATATGGCTGCATCTAAGTACTGCAAGAATCCTAACTATGCAAAGAAGTCAAAGGGTGGTAAACGTAAAGGAAGATAATGGGTCAACTCAAACAATGGCGGGAACAGAATTGGGTACGCATAGGAACTGATGGAAGTATCAAAGGACCTTGTGGAACGTCTAAGGACAAGAAGAACCCAGACCGTTGTCTCCCTAAGAGAAAGGCTCAATCTCTCACGAAAGCGGAAAGAGCTAGTACTGCTAGAAAAAAGAAAAAGGCGGGAGCTAGAGGAAAAACAGTCGTTTCCAATACTCCCAGAGCAAAGGTCAGAAGCTAATGAGAAAGGAACATAAAAGTAAAAAGGGTGGTCTTACTGCGGCAGGAAGAGCTTACTTTAAGCGCAAGACTGGCTCTAATCTAAAGCCACCTGTTACGGAGTCCAACCCCAAGGGTAAGAAGTTAGCCAGGAAGAAATCATTTTGTGCCAGAATGTCTGGCGTTAAGGGTCCAATGAAGGACAAGAAAGGAAGACCAACACGCAAAGCACTTGCCTTAAGGCGTTGGAAATGTTAATATATAAATAATTATGGCTAGTACAACTGTAAACTTTAATTTAAAAACCGCTGGTTACGCTAATTTTGCTAACCAAACACTTACATTTACCCTACTTACTGCTGGTGCTGAAGGATCTTCTGGAACTCAGGACTACATTGCTCTACCCGGAAGTATAACAGCAACTAGTGATTCTAATGGTGACGGAAGCGTAACTTTATTTAGAAATGGAAAGTCTGGAATTGATAGCGTTTACGAAGTAGTTTTTCCCAACAGAGAAAGAGCTAAATTTATTATACCCTCTGGTAGTTCTACAATAGAACTTGCTACCCTTATAGTAGATAATGTGCCAAGTGGTGCTTCTACACAACAAAGTACTGTTTTTGATGCTGCTATACAAAGAGCTAACCATACTGGTACACAGACTCTTAGCACTATTTCTGATTCTGGAACAATGGCTTCTCAGAACTCCAACAGTGTAAGTATTAGCGGTGGCTCAATATCTGGTGCTACACTAACAGGGACTACAGCTAATCTAACTGACTCAAGTGACAAGCGGTTTATGACCGATGCTCAAGAAGCAAAGCTTGATACGGTTGAGACTAATGCTGATGTGACTGATACAACTAATGTTACATCTGCTGGAGCTTTAATGGACAGTGAGTTAGCTGATCTTACTGGAGTTAAAACATTACAGCTGCCCGATAGCACTACTATAAGTACCTTTGCAAAAACTATTCTTGATGATGCAGATGCTGCTACAGTCCGAAGTACGATTGGAGTTGCGGATGCGATTGCACAAGTAAACTTCGTGCCCCTTAGTATTAAATTTGATGATGAGAATGCATTTCTTAGTATAGCTGATGATTCTTCAATAGATGTAGGAACTGGGGATTTTAGTCTAGCATTTTGGGCTAGATTGGATTCCAGTTCAACAGAGGGTGTATTACAAAAGAATGGTTCTGCTGGTTTTGCGGTTAAATTTAATAGTGGTAATCTTATTTTAACTTTAAATGATTCGGGTGGCTCGTCTGATTTTACATTAGCCAGTAGTCTAAACGATAACAAGTGGCACGTTTATGTAATAACAGTTGATAGAAATGGTAACGCAATAGCTTACGTTGATAACGTAGCCCAAACTGGCGTTAGCGTATCAGGCAAATCAGGCAACTTAGATAATACAAGTGCTTTTCAAATTGGCGTTGTAGGAACTGACGGCAACGCAGGTGTTTCTCTTGGTAATTATGTAGCCCTATACAAAAGTAAATTATCTGCTTCTAACGCAGGCAAAATATATTTCTCAAGAGATGCTGTTAAAACTGCTGGTTCGCCAGCATTAGCAGTAGATTTACGCACTGAAACACAAACATTTAAAGACGTAGCAAGCGGTCCTTTAACTGTTACTTCTAATGGATCAATTACATTTAATGAGGAAAGATTAACTGAATTTACTGGAACTAATGTATTAGCTACTTCAACTTTAGGATACACTACAGGCAGTGGTGGAACTGTTACTCAAGGAACAAGCAAAAGTACTGCTGTTACACTAAATAAAATAAATGGTGAAATAGTAATGCACGATGCTGCTTTAGCAGATGGTGCTTCCGTAGTATTTACACTTACAAACAGTACAATAGGCGCAACGGACGTTATTATTGCAAATGCTGCTGGTAACTTTGGAGCTTACCAAGTTAACGCATCATCAATACAGGCAGGTAGTTGTAAAATTATTGTTAGAAACGCTAGTGGTGGTTCTTTAAGCGAAGCAACTAAAATTAACTTTGCAGTAATTAAAGCAGTCGCATCCTAATGGCAGTATATCACAGAAGTAAAAGACTTAAAATCTATGGCAAGAAGCCAGAGGTTACACAGTTATTTGGTGGACGCTATGCAATAACTGTACGTTGCGTAGCTAAGAACGATACAGAGGCTTGGTACAATAAGAACAAGGATCAGATATTTGCTGACTTTGGTACATTGTACGATGCTCATATGTCTGTTGATGGCGTTGATGCTAGGACTGGAGAAGCATATTCAGATATGATTCTTACTAGCGTAGGGGCTAATTATACCCAGACCGGGGACTATGTAATAACATTTGAGTACGAGACTCTAACAAATGCTTTCGTTCAAGAAACAGCAGATAAGGTAGACGTTGAGCTTAATGGTCTTCGTAGAGTTACACGGGCTCTTATAGCCAAAGACGGAACAGGGTATGGCAAAACTGTGGGAACAACTACACTTAGTCATTCAGCTATTGGGTACAGTACTGCTACATTAACACTAGCTAAAGCTATATCTGGGCAAAAGGGTGCTAGCCAGTCGAGCTTTGTTCGTATTACAGAAATATGGCTAGAGAGTGGAGTTATAAGTAGAAGTATAAGTGAAGGTAGCGGAGGCACAGGCACTGGCAAAATACGCACAGAAACAGTTGAAGCATTTAATCAAACTCCTACCTCAACAATAAGTGGTGTAGAGATTAGTATATCTACATCAAGCGTAGAGGGTATACAGACTATTAGGAAAACATTTGTTACTAGCAGTGGAGAAATACGCAGAACAGATAAACCTGGACCTTCTTCTATACCGGGAACAACCTTTGTTACTATTGACTCCGTTGGTGCTGCGATTACTCCAAGTGGAACTCTAATTGATTCTTCCGAGACTCAAGAAAGTGGATACGTTAGATTTTCGAGAACTGCCTTACAGGGAACAATTATAAAAACAACTCAGACATATAAAGATGTAGTATTTGTTAATGTCCCCGGTGAAGTTTCGTGTGAAACTATTGATGAAGATTTTGATGAGATTGCTGAACTTATTGATTCACAAAAACCGCAGGGAAAAACTGTGGTTATTGAAACAGTCCCACCCAAGAAACAACAAATTGCAGCAGACGTTGTTGTTAACATTCAATCCACAATACCAGACACAACCGAGCTTGCTTTTGATATATCTGGATTATCTTGTTCAGTATTAAGAAACAATACAAGTAGTTCTGGTAAGGTTGGAAGAGCAGTTACTCTAGTAGATAGCAGTGGAAACACTAGCACTCGCGTAGGATCAGGAAGTTCTTTTTCAGTCAACAGCAACATATCGGAGTTTCCAGGACATTTTGTTGTAACTGGAGGAGAAACATCTATTGGAAAATTAACGGGATCATCTTCTAGTCAACCATATATAAACGGAGGGTCATTTGAATTTCAAAAAGCAAGGTCTGGATCAGCAACTAGGGCTTTTGCTTTTGGAAGCAATGAAACGGATAAAACTACACTTTACAAAACAAATGGTATAATAAGCAGATCAGTTCGCCCTATTTTAACTGCACAAGATGGAACAGTTTTTTATGAAGTTACTACTGTTTCTGCGGATGCATCAACCCTAGCTAATGGGTTACCCATTGGTCGCGTACTAGGATAAAATATATATGCCAATTCAAGGAGATAACGAAGAAAACAATAGACTGTCTAAGATGAGACAGCAAGCACGAAGGTTTCGTAATGGTGTGCTTAATACTAAGGGTGGCTTAGATGCATTTGGATTTTCTTATGAAAGTGAAGAACAGCTAGAAAATCTTAAAGCCCGACAAGCTAGAATTGGAAACAGTTATGACACTAGGCAATCTAGAAAAATACGAGAAGCTGTTGAGGATTTAGAAGCTCAAAGATTAGCGGCTATAGATGCACTAGACGCAGCAATTAATAATCAAATAAGTAAACTAAACGAAGTTGATACTACCCCGGACAATGCCCGCATTCAAACTCCCACCTTTGATGAAAGAGAGCGTGGCGCAGGATTAACTGATACGGACATTGGCAAAAAAATAACAATTCCAACCTTCGAGGAGAGGGAACGTGCAGCTGGTCTAGGTGATACTACGTCGGGCAGAAGTTTTTTTCAAGATGATCAAGCAGTAGCTCCTGATATAGATTTTGGCGAGGATTCCTTTGGAACTTTTCCTGTAACTATTTGCATTGACGGATCACCTTTTATAGCAACTATTGTTGGTCAAATAGGCGGCAAAATTACTTAACAATGCTAGTAGCTGAAAGATTTACTTCTTTGGGTCGCGGAAATGGATTCCCTTTTTGTGTAATACACGCTACTGATGCAGATATTAATTCTCTTAATGGACACCAAGATATAAATCCAGCTGCAATTGAAGGGGCTGCCGATACTCTTGTAGAGGTTTATGGAGTAACAGAAGTAACACTAACCGAAGCAATGAACTTCATATGGAATTTGCACTCAGTTTCTTTTCCCTCCGTTAATGTTGATGGTGAGTCCTCCAATCCTCAAACATTTGATAATCCAGCAATATTACAGTATGATTCTACCGTTCAAGGATACACAAATTCAATAGTGTACACTCCTGTTCAAAGAGTTTGCAACGAAACACTTGGACTTCCCGTACCAAGAGCTACTAACCCACCAAGAAATAATGAACCCGGAGGATGGTTTGTTGCACAGACAATTAAAAACTCTAACGATTTTTCTGCTCAGTTTGCAATAAGGTCAATATACTACGCAACTGATACTAATAAATATTACATAGGATTTACCTCTAGTGTTAGATCAGATGATGATAGTTTTAAACAGGAAATACCTTTTGCTAACTTAACTTTTGACTATTACACTTACTCATAGAATACCACTTAACCCCTATGGTACAATAGAATGTACTAACAATTTAAAATATTATGATTACAACAAGAGGAATGAATACAAGTGGATTTACTTTTCCACCAGGTATGAAATCAAGACCTAGGAGCGTATCTAACAACCCTAACTACAATCCTTCTAGATTCGGTCAAGGTATCAAAACCGATGTGTTTGGTAGAACAGCAGCACAACGATTTGGCAATTATCTCAGGGGAGAACAATTAGCTTATCAGAAGGATCGCCAAGAACGAATTGATAACCTTTTAAAACGCCCAAAAAGAACGACTCAGTCTAATGTAAATCAGTATATGCTAGGAGGAGCACCCTCTGGGACATATAAGGAACGCCCAAGAAGAGCACCAACATATGCTGAACGTAGAGCTGCTGATCCAGAAAAATATAGAGCCCGTGCCCTATCTGGCCCAAGTGATGCCTTACCTTTTGGTGCTATGGATTCAGTATCTAGAGCTCAACAAAAGGCTTTTGATGAATTACCCTCTGATGATCCTCGAAAGCAACAATTTAAAATGGTTGATGGGAGACTTTTTTATAACAATGATAACCGATATAATCCTTTCCTAGAAACCCCTATGAAACCAACATTTAATAAACCTAAACAATTAACCGAAAGGCAAATATTTAATTTAGGTGCATTCTCTCAAGCAAAACCTGGAACTAGGTTTGCAAATAATTCTGGTTATAATGTGGTTTTTTCAAATTCTCTTTTAGGTAAAACTGCGGGAATGCAACCACCAGTTAATTTAAGTTTCATTGGATCTGAGTACTAATATATTATGGCTACAGAATTTAATTTTAATTCATCTCCGTTTAGCTTTTCAAATAACTTTCAACCCTCTAATCCGTTTTTAGGGGAAGTTCCCGTTTTGGAACAATCAGATTTTAGTTCATCTTTTGAACCTAGTTTTCCAACATTCAGCTCATTTAATGAACCTATGAATGCTGCAAGGGACTTTGATTTTGATAAAAAGGTATTAGATTTTGCGGGGGGGATTACAGATTTATTAAAAAATTTTAAGACCGATCAAGGTAGTAATCAGCAACCAATTATATCCTCTGTAAATGAACCAGGGCTAGAACCATTTAATAGGTTTAATCCTACTACACAGCAGTTCGAACAGTTGTTTGGAAACCCAGCCGCAAGAATGGGATCGCAAGATCAATTTGTAGAGGGTGAGACTGGCTTTAATGACGAACAAAGGTTTTTACAAAATATAGGAATTCAAGGTGATGGAGTTACTGGAGTTGCTGGATTTGACGAATTTGGTATGGGGTCAGAACCCAGAACAGCAGCCGAATTAAATCAGTTGTTAGGAATGCAACAAATACAAGCTAATCAAGATTTTGTAAATAGCCCATATTTCCAAGAAGCTATGGATGAAATGAATGCCCCATTTATAGAATCAGGGCGGGCTTTTGACAACGCAAGTTTTCTTCGTGAAGCTAGGTTAGATGATCGCATACCATTTAATGCTACCTTTAACTACGACGATGCTGGTAATAAAGTCCTAGCAGGTGAATCCGCAAGGGCGGCAGCAGAAGCGCAAGGTGGAAGAGCTGAAATGTCATTTGCAGAGGCTAGTAAATTTGTACCAAGGACAAGGGATTATAGAGGTAAATTAGAGCCCGCGTCTACATATAATCGACGAGTTGAAGCGTATAGAGCTGAACAAAACGCAAGGATACAAGCTTCAAATGAAGTAGTTAGTTCTACTCAACAATTTTTAAGTCAATACGGAATGAACGTAGAACCTTCTGTTATTAGATCTGGAATACAAGCAACTGGTAGCCCACAAGCATTTATAAGATCTTATTCTGAGTTGCAAAGAACTCTAACCCCAAGTCAGTTAAGTGATTACAAGGCTAGTTTAGCTGAATCTGAAACTGCTACGCACAAAGGAATGCCTATAGAAAGCCAAGGAACATTTGTAAGTAAAAAAGATGGGTCAACTAGGGTCTTAGGATTTTCTCAAGATACAGGAGTTTTAGGTGAAGTTACCCCATTAGGAGAGTGGAAACCAGTTGATATGAATGACTGGCGTGAACTATCTACTACAGAAATAGGTACATCTAGAGAAAACGCACTAAAGTCATTAGATAATGCTTTTGATTCTTTTGGAGGAATTGCTCAAATGGAACAATTCGTAAAAGATAGAATAGAATCCCCTCAAGGTTTTAAACAATTTGTTGTTAATATGCAAACTAATTTTAAAAATTATTTTGATAAAGAATTAACCAGAGAAGAATTTATGAATTCAATAGCAAGTGCTGGATTTGAAGCTTTGCTTGGCGTAATTAGGCTTGATGTTCTTGGACCGGGTGTTCTAACAGAGCAAGACGCATTGAGGTTAGTTAAAGCTATGGGGGGATTTGGAGGAACATCCAGCAAAAAAGTATCTATTGAATTGGTAAATAGACTTATTGATCGGAGAAAGAAAAAGGTTGAAGGACAACTATCCGTATATAATATAAGGAGAGATGGTAATGATATATTAAGGAACAGCCTTCCATTGGTTAATATGAACAATATATCAGATGCAAGGAGGGGTGTCTTTGAAAACCAGGCAGCTCCAGCAAATAGCAATACTGGCAGACCTCCCCTTAATCCCGACAAAATATTTTAATTTATGAATACAAATTATCTTGATGATTATAGTGTAGAAGAAATAGTTCCCTTTTTGGATAGCCCTAAATATTCGTTGGATCAAAAGGCTGAGTTAAGAGATTACATTAGTTTAAGGGATGGAACATACGGTGACCCATCACAACCTAGTGGATTTTATAACATTAATTTTGACGAAAGAAAAAGTTCCGCAGATTCTTTAGCTAGTGGTCAATTTATAAATCAAGTAGATGAATCTCTTAGGGCTGATAATGTTTTGCCCTATCTAGAACCAAATCAAAGAAGTAGTTTTATGTATGGTATGGGGGGGTCTTTGGCTTCTATGCAAAACCCTATGTACAAAGTTGAAAGAGACAATAGAATTAGAAATGGACTTATAGAAAATCTTTCTAGAGCTTTAAATACAAATCCTGAAAATATAGACGTAGATTCTGGATTAGGAAATGTAGTGACTCGTGCGCTTCTTAGCTTTCAAGAAGACTCAACAGCTAAATATAATTACTTAATTGAAAGATACGGAGAAGAAAATGTAAAAGAATTTAGAGTAGGTAACAAACCTTCGTTTCTAATTAAAGATGGCGATAAAGAGCTTTTGGTAGATGAATTTGGTGCTTCATTTGGAGACATAGCAGATCTTGCTAGAGGAGGTCTTGTTCTAACCGCAGAAATGTTGGTGGGAGGCAGGGGTATAGGTAATGTAAGAAAGTTTCCTATAGCGGCTAGGTCGCTTGGTGCAGGCGCAGGAGTTTTTGGAGCAGAAGTCGCATCCGAAGGCATTGAAGCAGCTTCTAGCGAGTTTGTTGATTTTGAAGCTGGAAGTTCCGTTTTAAACCCATTGGGTGATGCCACACTAGCAATGACTGTGGACTATGGATTCTCCAAGCCCCTTTCTTTTGCCGCAAAAGCATTTACTAAACCGGGTGTAGGGTTTGAAAATGCCGATATGGAGTACGAGAATTTCTTGGGTGCTTTAAAAAGGCTTAAAGAAAGTCAAGGTATTGATGTTCCTACTACACCAGCAATGAGGGCAGGTACAGATTTGACTAGACGTGAAGAGCTTGTAGCGGCAGAAACTAGACAAATAGGACTTCCAGATGAATTGCAGAACCCAGTTGTTCGCAGTAGGATGGCAACAAATGATGCACTACAAGCCATAATTACTAAGTTGGAAGGCGGGGAAGTTGACTTCAACACCCTGTCAAGAATAGGCAGAGAGAATTATGAAGAGCTAGCAAAGCAAGCATTGGATGCAAAAGACGCAATAGGCGAGCAAGCGGCAAGCGCAGTAAGTAAATACTTTAACAACTTGGCTGAAAATGTTAGCCCTTCATTGAATCGCAGAACCACAAAAGAAATAGGTTCTGAGTTAGAAGAAACTACAAGCAATATTTTTAATGCAAGTAAAAGACAAGTAGACGAATTATATGATACCGCTCTGTCTATGGGGGATGATGTTCCTGGGTTAGATATGCTTGCCGTAGCAAAGCAAATGATTAATTCCCTAGACGCTTTGGGAAAGGACTTGCCGCAAGGTGAAACGGACAAAATCATAAGGTCGTTTTTTCCTAAAAGCGTAATAGATTCATTAAGCCAAGCTAAAGATTTAAGCAAAGAGGCTAGGGCTAGGCTTAGAAAAATAAAGGAGTTCAAGGACTACGAAAAGCTATCACAGGATGGGGATCAGATGCTTATGTTTGCATTATTTGATGGCATACCAGAAGTAGCAAATCCAGGCGAACCATTGCAAATTTCTTTTAGGCAAATGGTAAATGCTAAAAAGCAATTAAATAAATTGTACGGCAAAGCTGGCAGAAGTGAATTTGTTGAGAAAGAGGGACTTAGGGTAATGGCAGACGTTCTAGACAATTCTATGGAGGGTATGGCGAGAAATGCAGATTCCGATGCGTTTGATGCTTTGAAAGAAGCTAACGCATTATGGAAGGAACGCCAACTACCAATGCTCGAAGACAAGGGGTTACAATCAATTCTTCAAGGAAACAAGTTGCGCCCAAATGAAGTTACGGAAGCTTTACTTAATTCACAACCAGGATCAGTTCAAAGATTAATAAATCTTAGAAATGCATCACCAGACCCAGAAGCTTTTAATGAACAAATAAGGCAAACTGCTTTAGATCAAATATTTGCATCCGCAGAAAATCAATCTGACGAATTATTAAACACAGGGAAACTATTACAGCTTCTAAAGA